GTCCGACAACGAACACACGACGGCGGCGCTGGGCCACTCCGAAGTACTGAGCGTCAAGCACTCGGTAGGCCCACCCATACCCGAGTTCGCCCAAGCCCCCGAGTATGGAACCAAAGTCCCGTCCGCCGTTGCTTGACAAGACGCCGGGGACGTTCTCCCAAACCACCCATCTGGGCCGCTTTCGGTCAGCAAGCCTAAGAAACTCAAGGGCCAAGTTGCCACGGTCATCATCCAATCCGCCTCGCAGGCCAGCGATGCTGAACGATTGGCAGGGGGTTCCTCCGACAAGAAGGTCAATTGCTCCATATTGATCTGCTCCTATGCTGGTGAAGTCGCCGTGCAGTGGCACGGTTGGATAGTGATGCGCCAACACGGCGCGCGGAAATGGCTCAATTTCACTAAAGAAGGCCGGCTGCCAGCCAAGCGAATGCCATGCGGCGGTTGCGGCTTCGATGCCGCTGCAAACGGATCCGTATTTCACGCCACTACCTCCGCTTCAGGGAACACTCGCTTCACATTCTCAACTTCGTCGGTCCCGCACACGGCCGGGTTCGCCAGTATTTCGCGGCTCTTATATGCAGTCGCGCTGTTCTCAATCACGCGATCGCCGATGCGCCACATGACGCTGTGGCCGTCCTCGCTGGGGATCATTGGCCACGGCACCAGATCGGGGTGGATGATGTGGTCATCGCAACCGGTGTGCTGGAAATCGACCGGGATGTTGTCGGCCTCGTGCCGCTCGCAGCGCCAGGTGCTGTCGGGTTTCGCCGTCGCATGCGCACATGTGCGGCAGTTGGCGTGCTTGGTCGGCTCGGCCTTGTGGCAAAAGCTGTGCGCCGGGCAGAAGCGGCACTGATACCAGCTAGGATCGGTGCTGATGGGTGGCGGCAGGCGATCCGCCAGTGTGATGCGCTGGCCGCGCTCCACTGCTCTAGTGGCAACGTCGGGGTTGTAGCGCACGCGCTCGATATGGAGCCGGTCATCGTCCTTGCAGACCGCCACATAGAGCGCGCGGAGAATGTCGGTGCCGTGCATGTAGACCTGCATCTGGATGAAATGCATCGGCTTGGATTTCTCAACGCCGTTCTTCACCATGTCGTCGAAGCTCTTTTTCGAATGCGTCTTGAACTCGGCAACGTGGCGCTTCTTTGGCGCCTCTGGCACGCCGCTCTCAATGACGCCGTCGAGGCTGCCGGAGACGTGACTGCCGAAATTGACCCGTTGCTGGCTTGATCGCACGTCTATCCCGACGTTGCGCAGGTCGCGTATGATGACTGCCTCCTCGTTCTGGCCGCGACGGAACAGGCGCAGGATGCGACCCTCGAACGCCTCCACTACGGCCCAGCGGAACGACAGCCACAGCCACCGATCGCAGGGGTGGCCCAGCAGGCTGCACCCCAGGTGCGGGCGCGGCTTCTCGCTCTGCGATTTATGATATTGGTCAATCAGGTGCGGTATGGTATTTATCGGCTCGGGCAAAATCATGCTCGTCTCCCGTTGCGACGGCTGAGGCGTCCCCCCGGCTGACCCCAAATGGCCGGGGGGACAAACTCACTTACTTAGCCCAAGGTGGCTTGGCGCTTGCGCTGGCTGGCGCGGCCGATGCGGAACCCGACGCCTTTGGCATCGCCGGCGTTGAGCCGCCGCTCGCCTTCCAACCCGCGATCTCGTTCCGGTCCTGCGTGTAACCGTTGGCGATGTCCTTGGCGCTCGCCTTCTTGATGCGGATCTTGATGCAGACATTGCCGCCGATCAGCTCGTCGGAATCCTGCACCCGCTGCAGGCCAATGGCGCGCATCAATTCGCCCAGCTGCTCACGGCCGATACGTTCGGCCTCGACGCTGGGGTTGCGGATGTTCAGGCTGCCGAAAATGACCCGGCCCTGCTGCGTCGGCCCAGTGATGTCGTAGCGGACATCAATCTTGGTGCCGGTGCCAGCCTTAGTCTGACCGACATCGGCCTTCGTGATCGTGGCGTCATACCAGCCCTCGGGCAGCAGGTCATAGCTGCGCTCAGACTGCGGCAGGTTGTCGGCGACAAAGGTTTCTTCGAGGAATGCCATGTCAATTACTCCTTGGTGATAGTGAAAGAGGGACGGCCCGGTGTGGCCGTTATTGCGTCAAGCAGTGGGGTCGTGATTTCCGGCTTGGCTGCTTTCCAAGCGTAGGAGTTGATCTCCGGCTTCCACCGGAACAGGCTTGCAAGATGGTCGCTCAGGCCGTGCTCCGCCGCCAGCTCTTGCAGCTTGTCGGCGTTGATCTTGCGGTTGATGCGGCCCTCAATCTTGACCTTGTACGTGTCCGCATCAAAGTTGAGGGTGCCCTCCAGCGTTTCGGCCACGCCAAAGGTCTTGACCATCGCATCCTCAAGATCGCGGCGGGTCTTGGTCGCAGCCGTCTCAGCCGCCTTGGCGTCCAGCCACTGCTGGTAAATCGAGGCGGTCATGCTGCACCGCCAATCTTGGCGATGATGGCACCGAGATCCGGCGCCTCCCACGTGTCCAGCTTGCCCGAGCGGTCCTTGGCCAGCCACGCGCCGTCGCCGTCGCACATCAGAGCGCGCTGGGTCACGCCGTCGGCGTCACGTTCGACCCGAAGCGCCAACACTTCATCAAAGAAGTACGGCAGCCCCTGCGTCAGCGACTTACCGGGCATGCCCGGATTATAAAGCAGCTTGCCCATCTCATCCTGACTTTTCTCGAGCTTGGCCGACATGTATATGTGCTTGCCGGGCAGGTCGCGGAATGCGCGGATCAGTTCCTGCATGGTGGTGTTGAGTTCACCATATGCCGCGCGGCCGTCCTTGTTCTTGCGCAGTTCGTGGGCCAGCACGACCTCGGCGACCTCGCTGATGCTGTCCAGCGCCACGCTCTGATATGATGCCGCCTCGGTCGACGACTTGGCCCACTCGTACGCCTCACGCAGATCATCCATGCCGGTGATTTCGATATAGGGAAGATCAGCGTCTTGGATTGACAGCAGACCACCCTCCGCCGACAACACCACCGGGTTCGGTAGCGTGCGGATCAGGCTCGTCTTTCCGGCGCCAGCCTGCCCATAACAGAGCAGCTTGACGCCGTTGGCGGACAGTCCGCCCGTCTGTTTCAGATTGATTGCCATAAGGCTCTCCGTCGTTAGCACCTGTCGGACCATCCAGTCGGTGCGTGAAGAGCCTTTACAGCGCGTGTCGTGTGGTTGTAAAGCCTGAATTGTGGAAAAATCAAAAGGGAACGCAGATGCTCAATTTGGACCAGATACGAACTGCGCTTGACGATCGTAACATCGAAAAGGTGGCCGCGCGCACCGGCATTCACCGCAACACCATCGCGGCGATCCGCAACGGCACGAATGCCAACCCGACATATGCAACGATGAAAACGCTGTCTGACTATCTGACTGCGGCGACAGTCGATGGTTGACCTGACCAACATCCTGGGCGGTCCGTGGTCGCCGCCGAAGGTGGCGCAGCCTGATCCGCCGGCCGTGCAGTTACTCGATGCCATGCAGCGATCGGGACTAACGCCGCCGCGTGAGATTGTCCTCGATGGCAAGCTGCACCGCTTCAACTCCGGCACCAAAGGCTCGCCGGGCGCTGGCGACAAGTCCGGCTGGTACGTGGCCTACTCGGATGGCATTCCCGCCGGCCGTTTCGGCTGCTGGCGCGCTGGCATCGAATCGACGTGGCGCGCCGACGTGGGCCGGAATTTGACCCCGGCCGAGGAAATGGCCCACGCCCGCCGGATGAATGAGGCCAAAGCCGCCCGCGATGCAGAGACGGCTCGTACCCGCGAGACCGCCGCCAACACCGTCGAGGCTATCTGGGTCGGTTGCATGGGCGCCGATCCGGCGCATCCCTATCTGGCGCGCAAGGGCGTCGCCGTGCATGGCTCCCGCGTCACGGGCGATGGCCGGCTGGTCGTGCCGCTCTATACACCAGACGGGCATCTGGCGTCGCTCCAATATATCGACGTGGACGGCGGCAAGCTGTACCATTCCGGCGGGCAGACTGGCGGCTGCTATTGGATCGTCGGGACGATGGATGAGCCGGGCCCCGTCTACATTGCCGAAGGTTTCGCCACGGCTGCGACCATCCACGAAGTCACCGGGCGCCCCTGCGTCGTGGCTTACTCGGCCTCCAACCTCGTGCCCGTCACCGGCTCGATACGCGAGCTGGTTGGGATCGCGGCGCCGATCACGATCGTGGCAGATAACGACACATCCGGCACCGGCCAGAAATACGCCGATCAGGCGTCAGCCAAACATGGAGCGCGGGTCGTCATGCCCCCCATACCCGGCGATGCGAACGACTACGTGCAGGCGGGGCATGATCTTCCGGCGCTGCTGAACCCGCCGCCTGCAGTGACAGACTGGCTCACTCCGGCCGATGACTTCTGCCTCGAGCCCGCGCCAATCCGCTGGCTGGTCAAACACTGGCTACAGGAAGCCGCGCTGATCATGGTGCACGGCCCGTCAGGTGGCGGCAAGACCTTCGCCGTGCTGGACTGGAGCCTGCACATCGCGTCCGGTCGCACCGACTGGCATGGCCATCGCGTCAAGCCCGGCCCAGTGGTCTATCTGGCCGGCGAGGGCCATCACGGCTTGCGCAGCCGCGTTGCCGCGTGGAAGCAGCACCACAAAGCCAACACGCTGGACATGTGGATTTCCAAAACCGGCACGGACCTGAACACGTCAGAGGGGTATCAGCGGGTGGTCGATGCCATTCGCGCGCTGCCGCACCCACCCAGCCTCATAAACGTCGACACGCTGCATCGCTTCCTGTTCGGCGATGAGAATAGCTCGGTCGACGCCAAGACCATGATCGACGCTTGCGCGGCTCTCATGCGGGAGTTCAGCTGCTCCGTGCTCCTCGTCCACCACACCGGCGTTGCCGACGAGGCCCAGCACCGGGCGCGGGGATCGTCCGCATGGAAGGGCGCGCTTGAGATCGAGATCAGCGTCGTCCCCGCCAAAGGCGACACGCCAATCCAGATCGTGCAGCGTAAGTCCAAGGACGCCGAAGAGGCCGAGACGATCTACGCGGAACTCCAGTCTGTCGCCATCAACGGCTGGCTAGATGAGGATGGAGAGCCTGTTACCAGCGCCGTGCTTGTAACCGCAGAGGCACCCCCAGAGCGGAAAAAAGAATCCAAATTGGATACATGGCGCAAGATGTTTGAGAGCGCGTGGTTTGATTCCGGCGCCGAAATCGTCAACGGGCAGCCGTTTATGTCGCGATCGGCGCTGCTCGATTACCTCAAAATCAAGCTGGATTTGAGCGAGGCATATGCCCAGCAGTACCTCAAACCAAGCGTCACCGACAAGCTGATCGGGGCGCTGACCTTGGCCGAAATTGTGGAGAAAAATGGGGCCGGATTTGCCGTAATTTGCCAAAAAACGGCGGACAACATGACGATGGCCCGAAATGGCCAAAAAGCCTAGCGTACATACGCGTACTTTTTGAAAAGATACGGTGGAAGTTATTGAAATACAAGGGAAAGTGGTTGTGGCGTATCTTTGTTCGTATCTTCACCGGGGCAGGGCGAGTCAGCGTACCGTATCGTACTCCCCCCTTTAGGGGGGATACGAAAAGTACGCTACGAGCGGCGGCTTTCGAGACGGGTTGGATTGGGGTGGAATTTGGCATGAAAATTGATCAGGTTTTTGGTGATGGCGTCGGTTCGTGGCGCGACATCGAGGGATATGCTAGACTAGTCGCAGATCGGCTGGAGAGCAGCCACAGCACGTCGGAGGATTGATCATGGCGCAGGGTGTGAACATTCGCAGCGCAAAGCTGGCGGACATCATCATCGAGGATCTCACGTCAGGTAAGCCGCTGCGGCAAATCTGTCGCGAGCAGGGCGTTGGGAAGTCGGCGGTGTATGATTGGCTGGATGATGACGCGGAGCTCCTCGGACGGTTCGCGCGTGCGCGCGAGCGCGGCGGTCACGAGATCGCCGACCAGTGTCTCGAGATCGCTGATGATCGTGAGGACGACCCCGCCTCGCGCCGGGTGCGCGTCGAGACGCGGCTCAAGCTGCTGGCGAAATGGAACCCGAATCAGTACGGCGAGCAGTCGAAGCTGGCGCTGACTGGCGCCGACGGTGGCGCCATCAAGCACGAGGTCGAGATGGCCTCGCCGGAGACCATGGCGGAGCTGACACAGGCGCTGCTCAGTGCGGCGAAGGGTGGTGGAAAATAGTTGTTGATCTGTGGGGCGAATGGTCCCATAAGAGGACATCAACCACGGGGCAGCGCCCCACCGCACGGGAGACACTCAATGACCACCGCCGGCACTTACAAAGGCTTCACCATCCAGAACGCCGCCCTCGTTGATCGGGACGCCAAGATCAAGGTACTCATCAACGCACTGGCGATCGCCACGCGGTCCGCTGCGCAAAACTCACCAACTGAGGGGAACTGATCATGGACGGCAACCAACACGCACCGACACCGTGGAACATCGTCAACCTAGACACTGATGGTGTTTGCATCAGCACTAATACTGTGCGGCGAGGATCTTATTGCGGCATGGCGATCACTTCGAACGGGAAGACCCTTGCTCTTATTCCGCACGCTGATTGTCAATTTGATGCCAACGCTCGCTTAATTGCAGTAGCGCCAATGCTGCTGGGACTCGTGCGGGAAATGATCGGCGACAAACGCCTCGATGTCGGCGATTGGATTGGTCGCGCAACGGCGTTGGTTGAAGATGCTGGGCCACTGACCGTTAAGTGGATCGTTGCGCTAGATGACAAAGCGTCCTGATTAGACAACGTGAACGCGCCATTCATCCCGCCCAAGATGGACGCCCGGCAGGGCGCGTTCCTGCTGTGGCAGCGCGACTGGGCGGCGACTGCGCGACCTAATCAGATACCCGACCTAGTCGCCCCCGACGGCTTCGTCGAAATGGGCTTCATGGCCGGCCGCGGTTACGGCAAGACCCGCGTTGGCGCCGAGTGGCTGGCGCGTCAGGTCTACCTTGACCCGGACGGCTACGACAGCGCGGTGATCGCGCCTACCTACCAGGACGTGAAGTTCGTCTGCTTTGAGGGTGAGAGCGGCCTGCTGTCTGTCATCCCGCCCGAGCTGATCAAGGCGCACAACAAGACAGACCTCGTCATCGAGATGTACAACGTCACCGGCGGTGTCAGCTCGATCCGCGGCTTCACGGCGGAAAAACCAGAGCGTTTGCGCGGCCCACAAAATGCCCGACTGTGGTGTGATGAGTTGGCGGCCTGGCAGTACGACGACGTGTGGGATATGGCGATGCTCGGATTGCGGCTGGGCCAGAAGCCGCAGGTGTTGTGGACGACGACGCCCAAGCCGCGCGACCTGGTGCGCAAGCTGACCGCTCCGAAAAAGGGCCGCGTGATTGTCACCGGCTCGACGTATGACAACCGCGCCAACTTGCCTGACGTGTTCTTCGACCAGTTGTCGCAGTACGAGGGCACGACGATCGGCCGGCAGGAGCTTTACGGCGAGCTGATCAACCCCGAAGAGAGCGGCATCGTCAAGCGCAGCCACTTCCGCCTATGGCCGCACGACAAGCCGCTGCCGCGCTTCGAGCTGGTGGTGATGAGCCTTGACACGGCGTTCACCGAGGCCACCACCGACAAGCGTTCGGGTGATGCCGATCCCACGGCCTGCACGGTGTGGGGTGTCTTCCAGCACGAGAAGCGGGCCAACGTCATGCTGCTTGACTGCTGGGACGAGCAGTTGGGGCTGCCCGATCTGTTGCGCCGTGTCCGCAAGGAGATGGGCGTTGCGTATGGTGACGATGATGACGCGGCCGTGATCAAGCCGATGTTCGGGTCGAGCAAACCACTGACCAGCGGCCGCAAGCCCGACATCTTGCTGATCGAGGACAAGGGCTCAGGCATCTCACTGCGCCAGATGCTGGAGCGCGAGCGCATTGAGGCCTACGCCTACAACCCCGGCCGCGCCGACAAGCTGACGCGCCTGCACATCGTGTCGCCCATCTTCGCACGCCGCATGGTCTGGCTGCCGGAGAGCGCCAAACATCCGGGGCGCCCACGCAACTGGGTCGATCCGATGCTGACGCAGTTGTGCAGCTACACCGGGCCGGGCAGCGTCAAACATGACGACTATGTCGACAGCACCAGCCAGGCGCTGCGCTTGATGATGGACAAGCGCTTGCTCGATAGTGTACAGGCCAAAAAAGATGAACCGTCTGGGCCTCCGCCTAAGCCGGTGCGCAATCCGTACGCTAGTTGATTGGAGCGGGCATGGAAGACGATGACGATCTGCCCGAGACCGAAGTCGTTGATCTTGGCGACGAGGACGATGACGACGGTGTGATCGACACGCCCGACGGCGGCGCCATCGTGCGGCTTGATGACGATGAGGGCGACCCGCGCTCCGAAGACTTTTACGCCAACCTCGCGATCGACATGCCCGACAGCGAGTTGTCGGACATTGCGCAGACGTTCCTCGACCTGATCGGCAAGGACAAGGAAGCCCGCAAGAAACGCGACGAGCAGTACGAGGAAGGCCTGCGCCGCACCGGCCTGGGCGATGATGCACCCGGCGGCGCGCAGTTTCAGGGTGCGACCAAGGTCGTCCACCCGATGCTGACCGAGGCCTGCATCGACTTCTCGTCACGCGCCATCAAGGAATTGTTCCCGCCGCAGGGTCCGGTCAAGGATCTGATCGTTGGCAACGTGTCCGGCGACAAGGTCAAGAAAGCCAAGCGCAAGACCGAGTTCATGAACTGGCAGCTAACGGTGCAGGCGACGGAGTTCCGCGCCGAGCTGGAACAGTTGCTCACTCAGGTGCCGCTGGGCGGCGCGCAGTACATGAAGGTGACGTGGAACGAGCCGCGCAACCGGCCAGAGTTTTTGTTTGTCGCGATCGACGACATGTATCTGCCGTTCGCGGCGACCAATTTCTACACGGCGCAGCGCAAGACGCACGTCCAGTATCTGACCACGATCGACTACCAGCGCCGCGTCAAGAGCGGCATGTACCGCGACGTGGATATCGGCCCCGTCAGCATGGAGCCCGACTTCAGCGTCGCCGAGAAGGCGAACAACAAGATCGAGGGCCGCAACGAGACATCCTACAACGAGGATGGGCTGCGCACGATCTACGAGATCTACACGGTCGCCGACATCGAGGGCGACGAGCTGCTGCCGTACATCATCAGCGTCGACAAGACATCCGGCAAAGTGCTGAGCATCTACCGCAACTGGGAC